AGGACAGGATGCCCGACGGCTGGTTCGAGCCGCCCGTGCCGTTGATCCACATGGATTGGATCTCGGCGGCGAGCTGCGAGATGATGTTGTTGCGGACGACCGTCTCGATCGCAGCCGAGGACTGCATGAGCAGCTGCTCGCTGATGTCCTGGTAGGCCGGCAGGCGGTGCGGCGTGAGGGACAGCATCGCCGTGGTGCCGGAGAGGGCGCCGGCGGAGACATTCTCACCCTTGTGCGCGGGATCGGTGTCCTTGACGTAGCGCGGGAAATTCACGTTGCCGCGCAGGCCCTCGAGCAGGGTGACGTAGCCCTCGAGGACGAGGCCGTTGTAGAAGTCGTCCATGAGCCCCATCGGGGTCGTCGCGATCGTCATGCCACCCTGGTCGCCCGAGGTGGAGGTCGTGCCGGTCGCGGTCATCGACGTGCGGCGCTCGCGCGCGAACTCGGCGGCGTAGCGCCGACTGGTGCGGTCCTGGCGGCGGACGAGGACGCGGGGCAGCTGGACGCCCGGGATCTCGGTGATGCCGCAGTCGCGGGCCTCCTTCTCGCCCTCCTCGGTCATTTCCTTCTCGATGCCGTCGAGGGTCGAGCCCTTGCCCTTGAGGTTGCTGAGCATGCCGCGCAGCAGCTTGCCCAGGTCGAAGCGGTTCAGGTCGCGCTCCTCCTGCTCGGAGGTCTCGACGCCCTTCGAGCCGGCGAGCGCGATCGAGTTGGCGGCCCGCGTGAGCTGGTCGTCAATGCCGCGGATCTCGGTCTCGAGCGTGCCGTGTCGGGTGCGCTCTTCGGCGGTGAGGGTCGGCTTTTCGGAAAGGGCGGCGTAGTCCTTGTACTTCGCGCCCCGCTGTTCGTTCAGTTCCTTCAATTTCTGAGGATTCATGGCGGTGTTGGTTAGGCGTTTAACGGAGAGACGGGAGACACGGAGAGAGCCCGACGACGACGCTCCCGGACGTCGTCAGGCTGTGAAATTGGAACGGGCTCGCCGGCGGTCTGGCGGGCCTCGGTGATCGTCGTCTGGGCGCGCCCGGCCAGCTCGGGATTGATCTCGGCGCCGGACGCGGCGAGGAAGTCGACGAGGGTCTTCACGGCCGCGGCGCTTTCGGTGACCTCCGCCTTGGCGTAGTCGGCGAGCTTGCCGCCGGCGGCACCGGCGCAGCGCAGATACTCAAGGGCCATCGTCAACTCGCCGAGCTCTTGACCCAGCATGTTGATCGCAAAGGCCGTGTCGCAAGTGAGGGTCGGATCGCTCCACTCGTCGGCGTAGACGTAGACGCCGCGGCGCGAGGCGAGGGGATTGGCGCTGCGCTCGGCGGTCAGTTCGCTTTCCGGGTAGGCCGGAAAGGCCACCGGATTGACCGTGTAGAGGCGCGCGGCCGTGATCGTGCGGACGTCCTTGCCGTCCCGCTTTTCCCACTTCTCGCCGTTGTCCTCGACCGTGAACTCGAACGAGGTGCCCGTGATGATCCGCTGTTCGGTCAGCGTCTTGAGGTCGCGGCCGGACTGCGTGTCGGGCAAGAGCGCCCGCCATTGCAGCCCCTTGTCGTCGAGCGAGAGCGCCAGGTTCGATCCGGCGCGCGCGAAGGCCGCCAGCGGGTCATCGGTGTGCCCGACAAACCCCATCTGGTCCTTGTGCTCTTCGATCGACCGCTTGAACGCCTCGGGCGCCAGGCGCTCGATGAACGGCTGACCCTTGTTAAGGCCGCGGTCCCGCAGCTGCTGGCTGTCGGAGTTGAAGGGGATGTTCCCCACCAAGGCGCCGATGTAGCCCTTGGCCTTTTCTTCGTCGGTGACAGTACGCAACTCGACGCCGCTGGAGCGGGCGCGCATTTCGCGCGGAAGGGTGGTGGCCTTGCGGATTTGAAGTTTCATTGGGAAATCAGGAGTCGGAGGGTCTGCCGTCAGTCGCTTCACCATCGGGCGTGGGATCGCCGGCCGGCACTGGCTGGCCTTCGGGGCGCGGCGCGCCGGCGACGGCGTAGTTGAGCGGCACGTAGCGGAGATTGCCCGGGCCGTCCGCGATCTCGGTCATGTGGAACTTCCGGCGGATCTCGTTCGCGGAGGCCGCGCCCACCTGCCAGAGGGTCTGGAGGTACTTCGCCTGTTCCGCCGGGCTCCCGCGGAGCAGCTCGTCAAAGTCAAACTTGATGGCGTAGCCCGCGAGCTTCTCGGCCTTGGACAGGAGCGAGAAGTCAAACTCCTGCTCGAGGTTCGTGGCCCACGGGGCCAGGGTGAAGGTGACAAACCCGCGCGTCAGCTGCTCGATGCCGGTGCCCCAGGACGAGGTCTTGTCGGTGTTTCCGATCAGGATCTCCGGGATCCGAAACCACGAGGCGATCTCGGACCGCTCAAAATTCTTCATCAGGAGCAGCTGAGCGTCGTCGTTCGAGAAGCCCGCATCCTTCCAAGTCACCCCGCCAAAGAGGAACGGGTTCTTGCCGGCATTCTGGGCGCCGCCGTAGTTCTGCTGCCAGAACTGCTGGAACTCCATGGCCTTTTCCCGCGTCATCGTGGCTGCGCCCTCGAAGATGCCGGGCTTGCGGGCGCCGTTGTTGAACGTGCGCGCGGTAAACTCCTGCATCGTGAGGGCGAGGCCCAGCGACTCGCGCAGGGCCCGGATCGGCGAGATCCCGAAGAACCCGTCGGTCGAAAGGCCGCGCAGGTGGAGCACGTCCTGGGGAAGCAGTTTCTCCCCGCCGTAATTGTAGACGATCATCCCGTCGTAGTTGCCGCCTTGCAGGGCGCGCGGCTGCGTCCGGCCAGGCAGCATCGGGACCAGCTCCTCGACCTCGAAGAACTTGTTCCGGCGGATCCGGGTGTAGCCGTTGCCGCCGAGGCAGAGGCAGGCCATTTCGAAGGAGCGCCAGCGGAACGAGGTCTGCGTGCCGTTCGGCTCGCGCGCCAGGAGGAAGTTGAGTGGATGGTCCTCGGCCGGCTCGATGCCCTTCGCCGTCTTGCGCACGACGCGCAGCGGAAGGTTGCTCATGCTCGAGGCCAGGATGTTCACGCAGGCGCCGAACGTCGCGATCGTGAGGGCGGAGTTCTCATTGACGATCGCGCCGGACTTGGACTGGGTGCCGAAAACCTGCAGGAGCCATTCGGCCGGCTCGGTGAATGAGGAGGTCGCGCGCTTTTCGCGGACGATGGAACCGATGGCGCGGTCAGTCTCGGCCCGGGCGCGCGCCGTGCGGGCCTCGTCCTGCGCGATCAGGTCCAGGCTGGTGCGCATCAGGCCCGCCCCTCCTGGCAAATGACCGGGCGAAGTTGCGGAGCGAGACCGCGATTTCGGTTGTGCGAGTGGAGAACCGCCGCGCCCGGAAAAGGTGCGCGCTCGCCCCCGGACCCAGCCATACCCCTATGGCATGTGTCCCCCGATGAAGAGCGAATGAGAGCGGCGCGCATTTTTTTACCCCGTGCCACCACGGGCGCCGCGCGCGCGACACTGCAATTCGAATCCGCCTTTTCGTTACATACTCACCCAAACTCTATGCATCTATGCTAAACTCTATCAAACTCACCCAAACTATTATTGTTAAGTTTTGGGCTACAGAAATAGGACCCCGACGTCCCCCGCCGCCTCGGGCTCGGCGCGGATCCAGCGATCGAGGGCCATGATGCTGGCGACGATGCCGTCGATCTTCTCCGAGCTGCGGATCTTGCTCGGCTTGATGTTGCCGGCGGCGTCCTCCTCGGTGGCGGTGTTGCCGGCCATCCACCGGAGCACGGGATGCCCGCCATGGAAGAGCGTGGCGGAGAGAGTGTATTTCTCGAACTCCTTGGACGGCGGCGAGAGGGTGGCGAAGCCCTGGCGGACCGGCACCATCGTGAACCCGTCTCCCTGTAGCTGCGTGACCAGGTCGGAAATATTCCAGGGATCGAATGCGATCTCGCCGATGTTGTAGAGGTCGGCCTGCTCCTTGATGACCTTCCGGATGAACGAATAGTCCACCTGGTTGCCAGGCGTCAGGAAGATCAGCCCCTCCTTGGCCCAGAGGTCGAAGCGCAGGCCCGTCTTCTTGACCCGCTCGGCCAGGGTGTCCTCGGGCAGGAAAAGGAACGGCAGGATCACAAATTTCCCCGCCACGCGGAACATGAGGACGAACGCCGTGAAGTCGCTCGTGCTCGAGGCGTCGAGCCCCGCCTTGGCGTGCAGCCCGCGCAGCGCCGCCCGGTCGATGGGATCCCGGCCGCACTCGTCCCACTTCACCATGTTGAGCCAGCGTTTGGCCTGCTCGGTCCAGAGGCAGAAGTTCAGCCGCTTCACGATGTTTTCCTTGCTGGTCATCGTCTTCGCGTCCCCCACCTGCTTGCGCAGGTACGAGCGCGGCAGGATCGTGTCGAGGCCTGGGTTCGCCTTGCGCCAGACCTTCTCGTCGCGCCAGTCGTCGCAGCGCGGGCATTTCTCGTCGGGCTGCTGCTTGCCCGCGGCGTGACACTGGGGACAGGCGTCGATCGCGCAGATGAATCCGAACCAGGCGTCGTTCTGGGCGCGGCCCTCGAGGATCGTGATCGTGGTTTCGTGATGGCGCCAGCAAACCGACTGGCGGTCGTGCCCGGAGTTGGTAATTTCGACGATCAGGGCGTTTTGGCGCTGCTTCGTACCCGCCGAGATTTTGTCGACGACGAGGTCGTTCGGGTGCTCGTGGAGCTCGTCGACGATCCCGATGTGCACGCGCTTTCCGTCGAGGGTCTTGTGCTCGGCGGAGAGAGCCCGGAAAACCGCGTAGCGGCTCGGCATACTGAGGCTCCCCACCTGGACCTGGACCTTTTTTTTGAGCTCGGGCGAACTGTCCACCATCCGGGAGGCGTCCTTGAAGCAGATGCTCGCCTGGTCGGCCGACACGGCCGCGGAATAGACCTCCGGGGCCTTCTCCTTGTCGACGACCATGCCGTAGAGGCCGATGCCGGCCGCGAGCGGCGTCTTGCCGTTGCCCTTGGCCATTTCGATGTAGGCGGTGTGAAAGCGGCGAAACCCGTCGTCGCCGTACCAGCCGAAGAGGCTCCCGACGATGAAGGCCTGCGTCTCGTCGAGTTTGAACGGCTGGTCCTCGTTCAGGAATAGGACGTCCTCGAAGAATGAGATTGCAGACTCGGCGCACTCCGGCCGCCAGCGGAGCCCGCGCTTCGCGCCGTGTTTCAGGTCGTCGAGGTGGCGCTGGCAGGCGAGCCGCTCGAGGCGCCCCACCTTCTTGCGAAGTTTCCCTGTCGTGCAGGCGCGCGCGTACGCGTGAACCCGCGCGGCGTGAGGATAGGCGGGCGGCGATTTCTTGGGCGGCTGGGCGGCAGCAGGCATGTCAGCGGGCGAGCCTCATGGACCGATCGAGCGGCGACTCGGGCGCGTCTTCCCCTCCCACCGTGAGCGGGAGCGGCAGCTGCATGTCCGGGACCTTGATCCGGGTGCGGCTGGCGGCCGAAAGCCCGAGCCGGTCCTCGTAGTACTTCTTTTCCTTCATCGCATGGCGGCGCGATCCCTGGACGACGCAGATCTCGCCCCAGAGCTGGCCCCGCTTCTTTTCGGACCGGGTCTTTTCGCGCTGCTGCGTGAGCTTGCGGAGCTTCACCTCGGCGGCGGCCCACTCCGAATAGTAGGAGCAGTACGAGGCGAGCGACGACTGGTCGAGCTCGGTGAGAAGCCCGAGGGTGTAGAGTTCATTCGCCACGCGGAACCATTCCTTTTTCGCGAGATCGTCCAAAAAGTCAGGGCAGGGCGGGATCGCCTTCTCGGGGTAGGGCTCGTGCGCCTGGTCAATCTTCCGGTGGCCCGCGTTGCCCTCGAGGATCTTGAGGGCGGTGGGCTTGGGTGGGCGGCCTTTCATGCGACGCTCTCCTGGTCGAAAAGTTCTGCCTGCGGCTGCAGGCAGTGCGGGCTGAACCAGATGCGCTCGCGCTTAGAGTTTTCGTTGCCAGTGCGGTTGCCGTATCCTCCGGCGGCTTTCCATGCCACGCACTCCCAGTCTGGCGGCATAACATGCTCGCCTTCGTATCCGCAGAGCGCGATCCTGAGCTGAGGATTGCTTCCGTTTTCCAGAGCCCACTCGCGGACCTTGCCCGACACGCCGCGGCTGAGTTCGCCATAGACGTCATCGTGCGAATCGCCGGCATCATAGGGAGGATCCAGCAGCACGCCGGTGAGACCCTGACCATACGTCGTAGCCTTTGTCAGGACTCGGCTCCAATCGCCGCAGCAGACCTTGGTAAACCGCAAGCGATCGGAGAGACGCTCGAACCAGTTGAAAAGCGCCGCCGTCTGCTGCGGAATGTCACCAAGGCTTGCGCCTTGGTCGGCCGCCCCTGGCGGCACTTTCCGCGCCACGCCCTGCCCCCCGGTCAGGATGTGGGGAATGGAGTTGTTCCGAGCCGGGCGGCAAAAATTGTCGCCGATCCAGCATGACAAGCCCCAAATCCACCAAGCGGCGATCTTTGCGTCAAAATAGTCGGGATCATTTTCCATTCGCTCGCGGAACTCAGTGCGCCCATGAAGCCATCTGTGACGTGCGTGCAGGTCGGCTTCGTTCACCGGCCAATCGCAATGCGCCGCAACCTCGTAGGGCGCCACTCTGACCGCTCGCCATGCGTTCGCCACGTAGCAGTCAAGGTCATTCACGATCTCGTTGCCCGGAGCGTGCGGTCGCCGGAGGAGCACAGCCAGAGATCCAGCGAATGGCTCGCTATAATTGGGCACGTTCCCGAAGCGGCTCCAGATAATCTCTGCGGCACGGGACTTTCCGCCAAACCAGGGGAACGGAGCCTTTAGCGGTTCGCTGCTCATAGGAGATTCCCCCCGCCGGCAGGTGTCGCGACCGGCGACGACGCGCCCCGAAACCCGCCGTCAAACTTCGCGGTCTTCTCGTCGTGTGCCGCCTTGCTGATGGCCTGGAGATTCCACTCGGCCCAGAACAGGGTCTGGTCGCCGCGGTGCGGCCGGATGTGATCGACCACGGCGCTCGCCACGACACGCTGCGCCGCCGGGTGGAACGTGTAGATCGGAAACTCGGCAAGGAAGCGCGCGCCAGCGCCAGTTCCCTGGATCATGAACCGGAGCAGCTCGCCGCGGGCCTGCGCCATGGACCGCAGGGCGCCAAACTGCGTGGCCAAATTGTGCGTCCAGAAGTCGGTGCAGACGAGGTAGCCTTGCGAGATCGGATAGAGGCGCCGAAAATTCACCGACAGCTCGCGCCAGCGGGATCCGTAGCCACGGGACGCCGCTGTGCCTCGCCGCTCGTCTTTCGCGGCGACATCGGCCTGCACCTGGGCGCGCGCGGCCGGCACATGCGCGGCGCACCAGACGCCGCCAGGGATAGCAAAAGCCGCGCAGCGCGGGTGACGACAGGGCTTTTGTGGAGCGGAGGGCATCAGGAAAAAAGACCGTAGTCGCAGTTACGCATCCAGAGGACCTCCGTGCGGTCGCGCGCCCCGGCGGCATGCGCTGACTTTTCGAGACGCTGCCAACCTGCGTATAACTCGCGATCGTACAGGTCGCAGGCATAGCCGGAAACAATTACCCCCCCCCGGAGACCCCGGAGAAATACCGCCAGCTCGCGGTGTTGGTCGTCGGTCATTTCGAACCGATACCCACGGATCGAACCACCGCAGTCTGCTCCGCGCGTGCTGTGCACATAAGGCGGATCCACGTAATGGAGCGCATCGGGGGCGTCATGCGTGGCCATCACCTCCATCGCAGGCCTGCTCTCGATGATCACACCCCGCAGGCGGTCGATGATCGCCGGAAAACTCTCGGGCCAGTTTCTCCAGTCGCCGGTGGGAATGCTGCGCCGGTTCTTTCCCGAATAGGTCCGCCAGCCGGTGCGCTGCGGTGTCTGATCCCGATTCGGCCGGGTGAGGTTTCCGCCAAACCCCATCTGTGAGCGGACTACAGTCCGCCTGGCTTGCTCGATGGGATCGTTGGTCGGTGAAAAGCTGAGGTCAAACTCGTCGCGCGCGTAGGGTGTCAGCTCGAGCTTGCTCAATAACTCATCGCCGCGATCGCGGGTGACCTTGAACAGATTCACGATCTCGCCGTCCAGGTCGTTGTAGACCTCGGCATAGGCCCGCGGCTTGCGCAGAAGAATGGAGGCCGCCCCACCATAGGGCTCAATGTAGATCCGGTGCGGTGGAAATTGCTCGATGATCCATTCCGCGAGCCTCCACTTTCCGCCGTGGTAGCGGAGCAACGGCCGTTCGACTGTGGGGGATTCGATCATGCGGCGTGGGATTGGGCGAGGCGTTGGGCTTTTTCGGGGGTCCAGAGGGGTTGTTTGGTCGGGCGCCGGTCCGCTGCCACGGCAGCATCCAGCAGTTCGATTTCTCGAGG